GCATCCTTGGGAAAAACAACAACCTCAAGCTCTCCAGTTGGATCTTCGAGAGTATACTTGTACATTTTTGTACCCTTTTTAGTTATTATTTTTTTACTTGATGTTATTATGCCACCAAGCTTTACAAAACAATTCGCCTGCATTTCGGGGACATCTATTATTTCCGCATCTATATTTTCCCTCATTGCATCCCACATTCCCTCAAGCGGATGTTTAGTAACGTAAATGCCGAGTTCTTCTTTTTCTTTTTCAAGTATCAAAAGCTCTTTCAGGCGGCTAAATTCATCGTCATCAAAACTTGTTTCTTGTATTAGCTCGTCAAAAGCGCCAGAATTAGTAAGATGCTCCAAGGTAGATTTTTTTAAGATGACTGGATCACATCTTCTGAAAAAATCAAAGACGTTAGAGTATGGTCTTGATTTGTCTCTGCAACCCACTATGGCTTCAGCTATGGATAGGCCTATACCGTTGATCGAAGCCAAACCAAACACTATATTTTTTTCATCTTTTACCTCAAACACAATTCCCGAATTATTTATTGAAGGTGGCAGTACGTTTATGCCCAATTTTCTACAGTCGTTAAGATACAAAAATAGCTTGTCTTTGTTGCCCGCAACCGAAGTAAGCAAAGCCGCCATATATTCTGCCGTAAAATGAGTTTTTAGGTAGGCGGTTATGTACGAAACCATCGCGTAGCTTGCGGCGTGAGCCCTGTTGAACCCATAGCCACCGAAATACTCTATGTCCGAATATATCTTATTCGCCTTATCTTCTAAGATGCTAGAATTTTTTACACAACCATCAACAAATTTTGTTCTGAACATAGCTATCTTGTCCATTAACTTCTTGCCTATAACCTTACGAAGATCGTCAGCTTCTGCGGAACTAAAACCCGCCAGTTCCCTGGCTACACCCAGAACATCTTCTTGATAGAGCATGATTCCGAGAGACTGGCTCAAAACCTTTTCTAGCTTCTCGTGATCGTAGGTTATTTTCGACTTTTTGTGTTTTCTTTCTATGTACAACCTGTCCATACCAGAACCCATTGGGCCAGGTCTATGCAAGGATATGAGCGCCATTATGTCCTCTATTGTTTTAGGCTGCAGCTGAACCATCAAATCCCTCATACTGTTTGACTCAAGCTGAAATATACCTATTGCATTGCCTTTACATAACTCTGCGTACGTTTTCTTGTCATCAATATTAATTTTGTCTAAAATAATATTTTTGTTACGGGTTTTCTTGATGGTTTTTATACATTCATCTATAACACCCAGATTTCTCAAGCCAAGAAAGTCTATTTTCAACAAACCGCATTGTTCAACTCGGCCCATATCCCATTGCGTAACAAGCGGAGAGTCCGCACCCTTTTTCATGACCGGAAGATATTCTGTCAAAGATTTTTTTGATATGACAACTCCGGCTGCGTGTATGCCGGTCTGCCTAACGACACCCTCCAAACCAAATGCGGCGTCTACGATCGTGCCAGAATCTTTGTCCGAATCATAAATCTGCTTAAACTCAGAAACTTCCATGCACTCTTCTAGACTTTTTGACACCCCCAAAACTGGTGGTGGAACAAGTTTTGCAACTTTATCACCAGAAGTATAATCAAAACCGAGGGCTCTCGCTGCGTCCCTGATCGATTGTCTGGCTCCGGTCCTATTAAACGTGCATATGTGGGCAACCTTGTCTTCCCCATATTTACTTTTGGCGTATTCAATTACTTTGTCCCTGTATCTGTCGTCAAAGTCAAGATCGATGTCTGGCATTGACTTTCTTCCTTCTACCAAGAATCTTTCAAATAAAAGACCAAATTTAATTGGATCCAAGTTTGTAATATCAAAAGCGTAGGACAAGATGCTACCGGCAGCAGAACCCCTGCCCCACCCAACTCTTATGTTGTTTGCTTTAGCCCATCTCACTAAATCGGAAACAACAAGAAAGTATTCAGTGAATCCCATTTCTTTCACTACTTTTATTTCATGATTGGCTCTGTCCAGTACTTCCTTGGGCAAAGCTTTGCCGTATCTTCTTTCCAACCCCTCCCAAGCCAAACGTTCAAAATACCCAATGTTGCTCTCATCTGTGGGGATAGGAAAATCGGGAAAATGAATATCGCCAAATTTCAAATTGACATCAACCATATCGCATATTTTCATTGTATTTTTTAGCCAATTGTCAGAAAATATCGCAGCCATTTCCTCGTAAGATTTGAGGTAAAAGTTGTCTCCTGAAAAACAAAATCTGTTAGGAGTATTTACGTTTGCGTTGGTTGCCACACAGAGCATGATGTCATGCGCTCTTGCGTCTTTTCGGTGCACGTAGTGACAGTCTCCTGTCGGAACTATTGTAGAACCTATTTTTTGAGCTATTTCAATAAGTTGTTTTGTCACCCTAATCTGTTCTGGTAGACCATGATTTTGTATTTCTATAAAATAATTTTCCTTGCCCACGATGCTCTGCATTTTGTACGCAGCCCCCAACGCAAAATCATAATCATTTCTAAGAAGCGCTTGACAAATTTCACTATTCAAGCATCCGGACAAAACTATAATTCCTTCTGGGTATTGGGAAATGAGATCGTGATCTAATCTTGGTTTAACATAGAAACCTTCCAGATAAGATTTTGAGGACATCTTGATAATGTTATGGTAGCCAACATTATTTTTTGCCAATACGGTTATGTGATAGGGCCCTCTTTGTTCCCATTCATTTTTCGAAGGACCAGATCTTTCCTCTTCGTCTTTGTCAAATCTTGTTTTTCTAGCTTGATAAAATTCGCTTCCGAAGTATTGGCTTTACCCCAATCTGTTTTCCTGCATCGTAAAAATCAAGCCACGAATGTATGTTACCATGATCCGTTGTAGCTATTCCCGACATGCCGAGATTTTTGGCTCTTTGCATGTACTTTTCTATGTCACCGTGGCCATCGAGCAAAGAAAAAACAGTGTGGTTATGCAGGTTTGTCCAATTTTTCATCTGCTAACTTATGCCCCTGTTTCTGTCTGAACTGTCAATTGAATTATCTCGTTTTTCCCTATACGTTATCACCACAACACCACCACAGTATTTGCAGGGCACGGCCAACCCTTGTTGCGCAAACGGACTTCTGTACATATAAGACATCGGTTGATCCGACTTACATTCCGAACAAACTCCTATGACGTCATCTGGATTTTTTATTTCGCTCATTTTTGTCCTCCTTTTCGTTTTTTGATTTGTATGCAAATCTTATTGGGGAAGGAGATGATTTATCATTTGTTTCAATGTATTTTTCTCCGACTTTAATCCATTTTCTTTTCTTTTCAAGATTGCAGTTACCGCACCCAACACCGACAGAATTCGCCCTTTCGCAGGTGTAAGGTCTTCCACCTATTCCTAAATTTCGTCTTTTTATCCAATCGTTTATATGGGCTGACGATTTTTCAAAATTGTAATCTTGACACTGACTAAGTATCTCGTGCAAAAGCTTAATTGCATCTTCTGTATACGTCAAAATTGAACAGAGGAACAATCTAGATTCGTGATCCAGATCATGTTTTTCTTTCGCTTCCTCGTACATTCTTTTAAATGCTGGGCAGTTTTTAAAAAGTGAATCAGGTTGAAATATTTTTTTAACATTTTCATTTTTTAGTCTTAATCTTTGAGTTCCGTATTTGTTAAAATAAAAAAGATAATCCTTGCTTCTTTCTTTTTCTTCCTCCATCAGATAAGAATATTCCCTATACCATTCGTTTGACCTGTAATTGAATGGCACGTCCTTGTAGTCAAATGCAGATGGTTCTTGAGCCATGCCGAATATGTGTTCAATGCCTCGTGAAAAATCGTCGTAACTTATTAACGTCTTATACAGTTTGGTATCTTGATGTTTGGTACCGACCAAGCGCCACATTCTTCTAAGATCGTAAACAGCAAGATCGATTGTTGAAGTTGACAATTCTTTTTTAATTTGTGCTGCTATAAACTTGAATTGCTCGTGCAGTGTGTTCGACGGAGAAATCCCAAGACAAGAAGCTTCACATTCTATGTGGAAACCTTTTTTACCGGTAAAATATATTTTTACCGCTTCTTCGGGTACGTTTTTATATAGCGTAACCAATAATTTTGAGGCGTCTAGATACGATTCTGAAATGTCTTTGCTGTCTAAATCAAAATAAAGATTAGAATACCTGGATGCTTTTTCCAGGTCTTTGCTATTATAAAGCCAAACAGAAGTGTATATACCGAGTGTTGTCGTATTTTTTTGCGTAATTTACCACCTCGGAATAATCCATAATTAGTGGAAGATCATTCTCCTTATCTCTTATCACTCTTTTTAAAGAAGGAACATACCTGGCAACCTCGACAAAACGCCAGGCGGAAAGAAACTTATTGTGTTCACTGCAGGGTCTCACGGCATTTGGCATCGTCCTTGTTTTTCTGAAAATGTAAACAAAACATTTTTAATCGTCTTCATTTCAACAGAAAATGTCCTGTAATAAACCGACTCAGACAAATAGTACTCCCACTTTTCGAGCATTTGGTTTCTTTTTGTTACCCTATTTTTTATCGGGGCTTGACTCATTTGGTTTCCACCTATGCTCTTGCACGTTATCGCCATCAACTATTACATGAAGCTTTGAGGCGATATTGTCTGATAAATGCACTATTTGATCCAAATAGGTAATTGGTATTGTTTCTGGGACCGGAGACCAAGGACCCAAATGGCATCGTATCAATCGCAATATTGTTTGAACATCTTCCTCGCTTAAAAACAGTGTGGAAGACGTAAGGTCGCTGGCGTATTTCTTGTCGTCTTCCTGGCATAGCTTAACAAAGCCACCCACCGTATATGGATGCATTGGATCGTAACTGAAAGATCCCGATTCGTCAATCTTTCCCTTTGTTATGTCGTGCAGAAGGCAGGCGGCGAGAACTATGTCCGTCTCATCGCCGGGGGAGGCTGTGGGACTCGCACATAATTTTAGCTGTTCTTACAACTCTTTTCGTATGAAGAACATTACCCCCCTCGTTGTGCTCGTCAATTGGATGATACTTGCCAGAAAAAGATGATGGTATTTTCCAAAAAGATTCTGCCCTTAAAAGTATTGATCTCACAAAAGATTTAATCGGCTCAGATTTAATCATGTTGATTTCGTTTAGCAGGGGGGCAAGAATTGTATCTTCTTCGCCCATCATAGACGTGACAACGGATTGCTCCAAAATATCGTCTAATATGTTTGTCTTGTTACTCTTTGTCATAATTAATCCTTTAAATTTTTAAAACTCCACTTTGAACACGGTGTGTCGAATGGACAACGCTTACAGTAGAAGGTCAAGCCTCTTCTGGGAAAGAAGTTTTTTTTATCAGATAATTCTTCTACCCAAAATTTTATTGATTCTACGTCATCATTGTTTAAGTTTTGTGTTTTTACCGATGGATTGTGATCCATTATATCATAATAACCAAATTTTACAGAACTAGACACCGTCGCATTCTTGTTCTTGTATGCGTAATACATGCAGGCAAAGTCGGTATTGTGCAGATGACTGTTTGAGTCTTTTGCGTTAAACATCCACTTGATAACATAAATTTTGTCGCCCAAAGCGTATATCAAATCAAAGACTCCCTCCACCAAAATTTTTCCTATTGGAAAATTATACTCCTCCGATATTCCCACGGGAATTATTTCTGGATTAGAAAAATATTCGTGAAAATTCATCAAGGCAGAGGTAGCTTTTGATGTCAGGCTTGCGGTATTACCGTAAGCTGTCTCGTGTTTTTCGTTTATTACATCTTGGGCGGACATACTTTTGGGAAACCAAAGTTTTTGCCACCTATTCTGCAACGCAGAATAGGAGGCTGAACTACCGCTTTGTTTTTTGTAGAAGAAAAAATTTATGACATTAATCAACGTTTCTTCAAATCTATCTGTTATTATTTGACGACCCGGTATTGTCTCGGCAAGGCCTTGATTATGCCTATATTCGTAGAGTAAACCGCAGGTCTGAAAATCTTTTATTGATTTAGGTGTAATTTTCAACATTAAGAGAAGTCTCCAAACAAATCGTTAATTCTGTTACTTTCTTTATAATCAATTTCTTGAACTGACTCGTATTCTTCGTATGTTTTTTTGGTGTCGTTATACCTAACCAGTGGTGGATCGTAAACAAATGTTGATCCAGTTATTCTATTCTTGGGAATCTGTAATTGCATTACGTATTCATCTTCAGATTCATCTCCTGATATAAGTTTTTTATCAGTTATAAATATTGTTACCGCACATTTTTGCTGAATTGACAACGAACCACCGGTGTCGGATTGTTGGACCAGCTCACGTTTTTCTTTCATTCTGTTTGAATTTTCTTGTGCTGTTATGATTAAAACACAATTCATGTCTCTTGCTAATCTCTCTAAACGAACCATCATTTCTTCAAACTCGCCCCACCTAGGCTTACCTTTGCCTCCCCTGGTAAACATGGACTGTATGGTATCTATCACTATAACATCTGGAACCTTATTGTTGTGACCCATTAAATCTCTAAGCCACCTTTCCAAATCCTCAAAATATGGAGTATCTGGATCATGCCTAACCATAAATCTGTCACCCCATTTGTTCAGTTTTTCTTTAAAAACTTTTATATAATTTTTCTTTTCTTCAGCCGACCATTTAGAGGACTCCGCATAGATATTTTTCTCTATAATTTGAGTCATCAAAACTCTTTCCCAATGAGCTTTTGCTTCCTCAAAATTAACATAAAGTATAGAATAACCAGAATCAACCCAGTGATTAACCAAGCACTTCGCAAAAGTACTCTTACCCTTACCCGACGGGGCAATGATTGCGTGAACCGCTCCCTTAAAGAATCCACCGCTATCCGTATACCCCATTGCCCTGTTAAGGGATTTAAACTGAGTAGACATAAAATCAGGTATCACCAACAAATCTTCCGCCCTACTGGATATGTCATTGGCTGTAGTGACACTTTCCAGGGGATTGTAGTTAATTTGATTCTCAAGATCCCTTATTTTCGCAGTGAGCAGAGATATTCTTTCTACATCTTCGTCAGATTTATTGCCCTTCTGGGTTATGAGCATCTGCAACTCTTGCAGATAGTCAATCTGCTTTCTTTTATTCGCCTTATGTTCTATCAATTTCAATATGGATTCTGAATTTGATAAATCCAAACTCATTAGTATAGAGAACATGGAATCCATGCCAACGGATCCCCCTAACGCTTCGTATATTTCCGTTTCTGTTTTGAGCCAAGACTTAAAAGCTATAGGATCCACTATATCTAGCTGGGTTGCTTTGTGATAAGCGATTATCGCATTGTAAAATTCGTATATCCCACTTTCTCCGTGGTTTTTACCCACTATCTCAGAGCTTAAATTTTCGTAAAAAAACTTAACGGCCCCGAGGAGATCTCAGACAGAGAGAAAATATTTGATACTCTATCGGATAACTATTTGTGGTTTCGTCTTGGTTCACTGTTTTTTCTCTTTAGTTCTCTGTAAATTTTTTTTCTTCTAATGCTGTTTTCTTTTTTTGCTTTTTGGTAAAACGCGTTATTCGTGAGTTTATTGTTTGATTTTTTTGAAGCCATTTTATCTTTAAAACCACTGTTTCTTAACTCTTGAATAATTCTTTCAAACACATTTTTTTCGGTCAATCCGTCATCATACCTGAAAACCAGCAGTGATATACCATTATCCGAACACATTTGGCTTTTTAGTTGATCCCTTTTTTGTGATTCTATAAAGTCCGCTTTTGATGCGTGGAACCTGCTGGTATAATAAAAATGCTGTCTGCCATGATATTCTATGGCGATCTTGTATTTCGGACAGTATATATCAAGCTTCAGTCGATTTCCTATATGATACTCGTTTATTATTTCCTCGTTTGGTATGAGCTTTTTCAATATATCATACAAAGAAGAATGACCACGTGACATTTTTTTCTTCTTCTGCTTTACCCAATTTAAACCATAACGATTTATTTGTTTATTCAAATAATTTATTGACCAATTTAATTCCTTGGCTATCTCTGACAAAGAAAAATGACTATCCATCAATAGATCAGTCATAAACTGTATGTCGTCTTTATCTGGTTTATTATTAGACATTAGTCTTGTAGGATGAAACGGTAAATATTTTTCCAAAATCCAATATGGACATAGATGTTTTATTCCAGATGTGACCAGATAGTGCGGCGGACAACGTCGGGCATCCCATAATGCAGTAGTCTACTTCTGGTCCAAGACTCTGGACTGAAGATAGAATATCGTCTATCTTTTCGTGGTAGTCGTTATAGGACACTTTTATATGGTAAGTTGGAGACCCTATAATTTTTTGAACATGCCTCATATCATAAAAAGATATCACTAAAGTATTTGAGTATTTTATGTAAAAATTAACAAAACTATCAAAAACATCTCTTTTTTTTAGGAACATATTTTCTAAAGTCGCAGCGTCGTAAAAGTATTCATTTGAAATTGAAGGTATTTTTGAAATATCAATATCCGTGCTTTCAGAGATCATTCCATAATACAGTGATCTCATATAGTTTTTGTTTTTTATTTCAAGTGAATTTGAAATAGATTTTGTAAAATACTTGTTTAATTTTTTATCATCCAATATTTGACCTGTTATTGAAAGAAACGAAGATCTTGAAAAAGTCACAAAAGCGAATCTTTCTTTGTTTGACATCTTTTCCGTCAATTGCCTTATTGTTTGTTTTTGATCTATGAATTTCATGATATATTCATATCCTCCATATTTATTCCTAAAGATTTTATCGGTAAAAGAACTGGGTCTTCATCCAATATTGATTTCAGATGATTTAAGTTATGGTATTTTCCGGCGTCGAGATTCATGTATCTGTTGTATTTTTCTTTCCTGTCTTCGTATCTTAAATAGCCAAGATGAACCATTCTTATAGAATTGTAAACCCAGTAATTTCCCCTATTAAGCCAATCAGTTACGTACATTGGTGCAGAACCACAAGCTAAAACTCTCTGGACAAACACTCCACCTGATGAATACCTGTATATTCTATGAGTGAACTGAGGACCCCAAAATTTGTCTACCCTTATATTTAGCGGGTCCCAAAGTTCAACCCTTCTAACGCACACCACATCAAATGGTGACATTTTTAATTCTTCTTTTAGATTTTTTTCATTGACGCATGTGATTATTTCGTCTGCATCTATTGCAACAACCCAGTCACCAGGTTTCGCATGTTTAGACAAGCAATCCCAAGATTGCTGCCTAAGCATGCTTTCATCTTTTATGAATAAATTTTCAGTTGTTTGATACACTATCGCATATTTTTCTGCTATTTTCAAAGTATTGTCAGTAGAACAATCATCCAAAAAAATAATCGCATCAACTTGAGTCGACAGTCTTTCTAAAACCGTTTTGAGAAAACGATTTTCTTCGTTTCTTGCTACCATCAAAGCGTAGATAGTCATATTGTTTGTGGCGGGAGTCGCCTCCCGCCACCTTCCCAATTTTTTACAGTTTGATTTGCTTATGGGCCTGAACAGAGCTAATTCGTTCAATATTGTTAGACTGCATCAGTACTTTACCTTTGATGTTTTTTTGACCAAGAACAATCTTTTCTGCGTCTGTCTTATTTGCTGCTTTAACAACAGTGATTGTCTCGACTGTAAAATAGTTGAATTTGTTTTCTGACATGATGGGTTCCTTGGTTTGAAAATTTTTATGTGTTACAATAATTAGTAGATATATATTCTACAGCTTCCTCCAAGTCGTTGACAAGTTTTGTGGCCATGTATTTCATGTAAACTCTATTCACGTAATGGTGAGAACACACCACTACACATGGCTGACCGTGAGTTTTTGCCCAAGACATCTCAAAATCTGTTCCGATATAGGATCTGTTTGGAAGCAAATATTCAACCAAAAGTATATCTGATCTTTTCTGTAAAAACAAATTCTTTTCAACTATTTCGTGATAAGAAAGATGATTTTCGTGACTTAAAGACATGCAGTTGTTGACCTTGTAGCCGCGGTCAACTAAAGCTTTGGTTGCATCCGATCTCCATTGACTTGCAAAAGCATAAGTGTCATCGATGGCTCCGGAGAGATACACTGAAAGGGGCATTTATTTTTAAATCCTGTTTAATCTCTATGTATTCCAAAATAATCGCACGCTTTGCGAAACATTGATTGACTTACCAGCCACTGTTGATCAACAACGCTTTCCCCTTCGCCACGTTTGGGGGAAGAGGCGTGCCAACTGTGCCCTATCGAAACCGAACCATCATAGACTACGTTATACCCTAGATGTCTGGCGAAATAAGAACACCACGTTTCTTCGTAATAATGTTTCGTGGGCAGAAAAGCCCCGATGGCGTCGGGATAAAGCTGCTTGTATTTTACATTGTTCGTCAAAACATTCCATACATTTCTTCTGATGAAATAAGCCGAACCAGAAACCGTTACGCATTCTATGTTGTCTTTGAACATTGTATCCTGGGGATCGGAAAGCATCCACCCCCTATGAACTGGTTGAACGTTGGTCCCCACTATGCCGGCGTGTGTTATTCTTCCTTGTTCATCCCTTTGCTTAACACCAAGTATGTGTATATCTGAATTCTTATTAAATATATTCAACACCTTTGTTACATCTTCGTTCTTCATCCAAACGTCTGCGTTCAGCAAACCGATAATTTCAGAGTTTCCCTTGCTTGCCATTAGATTACAAGCAGCCGCATACCCGATATTTCTATTGATAAACAATTTATCTATATGATATTTGCCAGATATATCTTTAATATAATCAATAGTGCCATCAGTTGAATCATTGTCCGAAATAAAAAGACTCCAATATTTATTGGATTTTGCAACAGAATCTACATCCTGCAGACCATGGTGAAGTGTCTTAATGAATCTATCCAAAAGATTTACCGTGTTATAGTTCACCACGCATAAGTCGATCATTTAAATACACCCAACTATCTTGTACGCATCGGAGGGGTTCATTCCACCGTCGACCAATGCATCATAGGCCATTTCTGCTTCCTGTAGATTGATGCCACTATAAAACTCTTTTATTCTATTCTTAAACTGATCGTAGGTATTTATATAGTTGGTTTCTTTTTGTTTTTTTGATACTAAAATTGCGGTTATCATTGCCGTTGCAACCAACGCAAAAGAAAACATGGCTATCTTACCATTCGTCTTCATAACCGCTCTCATTGGCTATATATACATTGTCAATGGCAAACTTGATAGCAGCAAGTGCTTTGGCAATGAGGTTTTTTTCTTGACTTGTCGTTTGACTATTGGTTAGTCCAGAATACGTTTTTTGCATGTGGATAAAAGTATCTAGATCTTCAACAAAAAAAGACTGATTATTGTTTAGTTTTATTCCAACTTTTTTTCTTTGATTAGTTTTCTTGCTCATCACTATCCTTTTTTACTTCGTAAACACATAAATTATTGGTATCAGGTTCAAAAGTCACAAATAAAACTTTCTTTTTGTCCTCGCTAACACCTTCCGGAGCCGGAGTTTCTAACGCTATTTTTTTAGAAGAAGATCCATAAACTTGACTAACTCCTTCATATAAGACTATATAGTTCAATTTTGAAGCTGGCATAAAATTACCACAAAGATAGCACCAATCCAGCCAAAAAGCCAGTCAGTAAAGATGCGCCAATTATTATTGATCTAGTTTGTGTATCTTTTTGTTGGAAAAAAGACACGTTCAAAGAACAAGTCCAGTTAATCAAAACTGAAAAAATAAATGCGAGAAGAAACCTCATGAACCCTACCTGGATATCAGGCTCGAAAAAGAAACCGGAAACAATGGCTGAGCTAACCTATAGACGGCATCGGCATAAACTTGAATTTCTTTTTGCGCGTCATCGGATAGTCTTTGATTCAAAAACAAAGCTGCGGATTGTAGACTGCATGACCATCTGTAAACTACGTGCATTGAATACGCTGGCAGAAAAAGTCTGGCCTGCTCTGGCGCCACCCCCTCTTTCATTGCCCATTCATAAAGCGCTTCTGCGTCTTTGACATGCTGCTTGAGCGCGTCAGTTAAAACTAAACCAATCCAAGGACCAACTGGTCCACCGGAACCCTGTTTTTTGTCTTCTGCGGCGGTTCTCCATTGATCTGGTTCTGGAATGTAAAATTCTGGGTCCATCGTAACGTATCTTCTTGATGATTCGTTCCAGGAATCCATCGTATGATCCGAACCAACAACATACTTCCAGTGCTGTCTGGCGACCATGAGCGGTGCTTTGATCTCAAAAGTCATGAAGGCATGCCTAAAGGGTGACATGTGATTTTCTCTGGCCAGATAATTCAAGAGTCTTGCGTCTTGTGTGGAAAAATCTTTTGATTCTTTGGCAAAAGAGGCGCGTGCTGCGTTAACGACAGACAAATCGCTACCCATTTTATCAACCAATTTGACATAGCCATCTCTCAAAACGGTTATTATGCTGTTATCTTCCTCGATTATACCTGACATTACGGTTGGCTTAATTTCTTTTGGGAATTCATCCATCGGAGTTTGTCTCTTTTTCGTCACAAAAATCAATTATAGTGTTTGTCAAAAACTTGGCCACACTTAATCTCAGTTTCTCTGATTCCATATACATGTTCTCCATTATATCAGAAATCTCTTTGTCGACTGTGAAATTGGCGTCGTTGATAATATTGATCAACATAGAGCTTATGTTCATGCTCGAATGATTCAATGAATCAATCATCATCAGACATTTTTTTAATTCGTCAAGTTTTGTTCTATCTAAATGAAACGATCTGTTTTCTTCTAGATTTTCATTTTTAATAATTTCATAGAAAAGACTATCTAGATTTTTTTCATTAAACATAATTTTTAATCATAGTCCTTAACAAATTTGATTTCACAAGAATCTGTTGTACAATAATTTTCTCCGATTGCATCTGCGGCCATACCCGCATATATTCCAGACAGATCTATCGGAAATAGTTTTTTCTCACTTTCCTGATATTCTTCATCTGTTATTTGCATATAGGGCATTTGCGGATAGGTGTCATTTCCGCTCGGTAAAAATGATACGGTTTTCAACTGACCCTCATGCATGTGTAAAACAGTTCCTATGTACTGTGCTTCGGTTTCTTTGTTGAAAGATACTGTGACCGAAACCGAATTATCGGACCAATATCTTTGAGCGGTTGTGGCTAAAGCCATTTTTTCAAAAATTGTTACGTCTTTTTCCGACCTAACAGCGTTGGATTTTATTGGAAAATACACAACTGACGTAGTGTCGGGAGACTCGGAAGCAGGCTCCACCCTGTAGTTTGCCATCCTAAATAGCGGCAGCATGGGGTCTTCGTTGGAAAATCTGATTGTTCTGTTAAAAAATTTTCCGCCAGGAGTCCAGTGAACCCCGGGAGATTCTCCAGCAAGAATTGACACGGTTCCAGATGGCTTAACGGTGGTCGTCTTAATTGATTGTCTTATACCCAACCATTCGGAATAAACATTATCGTATCTTTGAATTGTCTCATATCCTTGATTCATCCATTCTTTTAGAACCGGCATGCCGCGTCTATCCGCAAAATCGGCAACACCCGACATTGATGCTCCTATTCTTCTGTTTCTTTGCATTATAGCATTTGTCTCCTCCCAGTGCGTCGGAAGCAAAGTAACTGTCTTTGCGTATAAATATGCAAATTTCAGCGTTCTTTTATAATCTTCCAGGGATTCGTGTCTACCCAAATAAGTTTCAACAAGCGTGCAGCATTCGTACGACTCAAGCGACTGCTCGGCGCAAGGATTGTATCCTGCGACTCTGTGGTCTTTGTTGTTTGGTGAATCTATCAATCTTCCATATTTTCTGGATACGTCCATCCAAATAACCCCCGGTTCTCCGTTAAGGGATATTCCGTGAATAATTGACGATAGGTCAGCGCCGACTTCTACCTCCACAGAATTGTTCGACATCCAACCCCAGCCAGGATTTTCTGGATCATAAGAATTTCTTTCTGGAAAAATTTTTGGGTTTTTTAAGTTAAGAAAATCTTTGTCGTCTATTCTTCCTATCAACAGTTCAGCCGAACGACGTACGTTTCCGGACACAACACAAACCCCTATCAAATTGCCGATATCCGCTATGTCTTTTCTGGTCAATTTTTCGCCAACCCTGTCCAAAAACAGTTTTTTGATAGACGAATGCAGCTTCATCAACGGCATTGGTCCGGATGCCGTTCCTCCAAACGTTTTTATCGGAGAACCCAAGGGTCTTATGAGCGAATAATCGAATTCTATTTCATTTTGATCTGGCTTCAAATAAGAGTTTATGAGACAAGCCACAGAATTGACCCATCCCTCACGAGAGTCTTCTACGATTTCTGTATTAACCGGTTTACTTGGTGCACAAATCAAAAAATCTTTGTCGGCTCCTTTGTCGTCAAATCCGACACCCACACCCAGCATCGACGCCTCCATCAAAAACGAAAAAGGTTTGGCTGGATTTATCTTGGTCATTTCAGATGTCGATACAAAAGCACAATTTTGGAGAGCCGCTGAGTTTTTTTGCACGTTTACGATTTTGGT